CTTCAATATCCTCTTCAGATATATTGAGATCCTCTTGATCGCAGAGACAGGATAGTGTCTCGTAAATGTCTTCTACTACAGTCTCTAATTTCTTCATTTCTTATGCTCCACAAATCTCATTTTACGTGTCTCTGAATTGAAATGTAAGTACTGCACACCCAATTCTTTTTGTAGGTCTGATCTGGCTGATAACCTCCCGTCCTTGTATGACTTAACATCAATCAAAAGTACCTTTCCTTCTGGTGTCATTGCTACTAGGTCCACTGGTCCTGTGCAACCGCAGTTTTTGAACACGTTATAACCGTGATCCCAAAGCCAGGTGATAGCATAGTATTCAGCTATGTCACCAATCTTATTCGGGTCGGTCGGCTTTTCTGGCGGAAATAAATCTTCGACCGGAATCTCATTGCTAATGCGTTTCACTCCAATTATCTCCTATGGTGTACTCCCCATCTAATGGACAGATTAAATTAAACACGGATGCAGTTTCTTTTATCGCCTCTACTGCAAGTTCTCCTACCTTCTCGGCATCCTTCTCAGCTACCTCAATCTGCCATTCATCATGTACATTCGCAACGTACTTAGCATCAAGACGATACCATTTGATAGACTCATCAAGGATTATGAGGGCTTGCTTCATCACTAACGCACCAGCACTTTGTAAGAGTGTATTCAGTGCGGAGTGTTCAGACCTCACAAATATCTTACGACCATCTAGTCCTTTGAGAAAGCCTCGTTGCGATGCCGCTGACACTCTTTCTCGAAGAGATCTAAATGATGGGAGATTATCAAAGAAATGTTTCCTAAGTTCTTTCCCACTGCTTGGGCTTCTGCCAACCACTGTTCCGAGTTTTCTATCTCCTGCTCCGTAGAGGAGTGCATATATGAATGTCTTCGCCTGATCTCTTGATTGAAGTCCCGCAATTTTTTGATTAGTGGAGTGTATGTCTCCGTTAATGATTTCATTTATATAGTTTTCATCCTTCATATAATGTGCAAGCATTCGTAGCTCAAGCTGACTCGCATCAATACCAACTAGCTTACGACCAGGCGGTACTATCCAACACTCTCTACATTCCTTACCATAGGGGGATGCCGTACTAGGTACTTGTGCCATGTTGGGCTGCTGGTGTGTCATGCGTCCGGTGATAGTACCATTAGATATCACAGATCCATGTACTCTACCATCATCCTGCACATATTCTAGCCATCCCTTCTTACCACCTATCTGCGCTACTCTCTTCTGTAGGAGCATGTACTCTGCTATAAGGCCAGCTACAGGTATGTGTTCAATACCTAGCAGTACTTGCTCATCGACAGTTGGTCTACCGTTAGGGGTAAAATTATCTGGCTTCCACCCGAGCTCCTGTAATCTCTCACTTATCTGTGGTCTTGAACTAAGATTAAACTCGGCAATCATGTACCTGCTAATGGGTCTGTGTGTGAAACCAGACAGTTCCTGATACTCCTCATCTGTCAGCCTAACACCCTTATCCTCCAGAGTTTTAGCAGTCTTGGCAAGTGCACCCGTCTTGGTAAATTGTGCATACAGTTTTACTTCTGTAACTCTAGGTTTGAAGATAGTTTGGACCTCTCTCTTAATGTTCTCCATCTTCTCTTCGAGCCTTGCTTTAAGTATCTCTGCACTGATATGATCAAAGAGAAAACCATTCTTCCTCTGCTCATAGAGTATCCTTGATACCCCATTCTCTAGGGCCACTGACTCTTTAGAGAATCCTTTCCCTTCCTTCCTAAGTTCATGATAGACTTTCTCATTAAGTTCGACATCCCCTATACAGTACTCAAGCATCTCTCCTGAGTAGCGGTCAAACGTTTCAAAGTTTATCTTAGCCATGCCAACTCTAGAACCCCAAGCAGCAAGAGAGTGTCCTCCATCACGGGTAGGATTAAAGAGTCTGGATAGAGCATGAGTATCTACAATACTAACTCCCTCTCTACCAAGCTTGACATCCATAAGCTCTTCAATCACAGGTATATCAAAGCCTATTATGTTATGTCCCACAAGGTAGTCTGCCCTCTGAAGGAATGCGATCCCTTCTTCTATTGACTCCGGTCCAAAGGTGTAGATATGTTTAGTATCTATATCCTTTGCCACAATACACCATATCTTTTTGACATTCGGGGGCAGATCATTTGTCTCGATGTCAAAGACTAGTCTAGTCATTTCAATTGAACTCCAGTGGAACGTCCTCTTCTAAGAGGGAGTGTGAAAGGTCTCCAGTTTCGATCTCACTTAGCCTACCTGTCTCTCTGTCATAGAGTAATGAGGTAGCTAGGCCAACATCTCCAGTGTATCTAGACTTCAGAACTCTGACCTTAGTTGTGTTAGCCTCATCCATATCTTCAGACTGTTGGTTTCTTTCTAAGGAAATCACGCAGTCTGATAGCTGTGCTATGCTTTGAGATCCTCTGAGATGGCTCAAGCTTGTCTCTATGCCGTTCTCATGGCCCTTATTACCATCCACCCTACGAAGATGTGACACCAGTATCAGGCCCACACCTGTCTCTTCTACAAGACATCTGAAGCGGGTCATAATGTTATCTATGGCTCGCCTCTCATCCCCTTCTGCGAGTGAAGAGACTATCATATGGAGGTGGTCTACAACTACCCACTTGCAGTTGCAACCAACAATCATAAATCTTAGCTTCGAGAATATCTCATCTATATCATTAGTTCCAAAGTGAGCATGAATCCACACCCTATCCTTATTGTCCTCGGTGTAGAGGATATCAAAGTATCTATCCCACTCTTCCTCCGAGAATGTTTCTCTTACCTGGTCTATATAAAGCTTCGCATTAGCCTCAATAGACATGATACCATCAAAGGTTCTCTCCCTGCTCTCCTCCAAGGATATAATTCCAACGTTATCGTCCGTTGTTTTTATAATCCAGTGTTCGAGCTCTCGTGTTACTGAGGATTTACCAAGCCCTGTCCCTCCAGTGAGGGTCATGAGTTCTCCTTGTCTTAGTCCGTATAGTTTTCTATTGAGACCTTCCCAAGGATAAGGTATGCAATCCTTTTTCTCACGCTTCTTGAACATCTCCCTATTGTCGGACACATTGATAACACCGGAAGGTGTATATACTTTAGCATCCCAAAAGGCCCTTGTGAATTTCTCTCGCTGGTTCTTGCGGAGCATTTCATTAGGATCTTTGAAGCCCTCTGGAAGAGTAAGAATCCTAGCAGAACCAGGTCTTAGGAGCCTTGCTACTTTTCTAGCTGCCTCCCTACCTGGCTTATCATTGTCAAAGGCAATCACAACGGTATCAAAGCTCTCCAGAAATTCCAGAGATTCTTTAACATCATTGGTTGCCCCTGCTGCCCCGCTCTTAATGGATACAACGGGCCACTTACTACCTAGCAGTTCATAAGCAGCCATTGCATCACACTCTCCCTCTGTGAGGGTTATGTACTTGCCCTTTTTAGGGGCAATCTGTTCACCAAATAGACCATTGTTCGAGGCGTAACCCTTCCATGTGAAATGCTTATCACTCACATACCTCACCTTAACAGCGGTTACTTCATTCGCTGTAAAGTATGGGTAAAAGTGTTGGGTTGGGTAGCCCTTAGAATCAACGGCTATCTTAACACTGTACCTCTTGGCAGTTGCTTCAGAGATTCCCCTATCTAGTAGGGGTCCATAGATGCCTGCCATAGAGGACGGGTCTGGTGTGTTAGTTTTATTTTGCTTATCTGTTCTGACATTTTCTGCTGTTTTTATCAAGCTTTCAATCTCTCCTTCATAATCCTTTCGGATATCTTTGGTGTATTTCTTACAACTAAAGCAGTAAGATGACCAGTCCTCATCTATTGAAAAGCATCCACGATGCTCACAGTAAGGACAGGATAGATGTGTATACTTCAGATTATTGTCACTAATCTTCTTCCTCCTGTGCCTCTTTAGTTTCTATGATGGCCTCTTCTTTCAGAGCATTCTGTACCAATGTATTAAATTGTACGCCTGCTGCCTGAAGAACAGAGAGCCTCTTGTTTAATCCTTGGACCTCGGCATTAACTTCTACGAGAAGTGCGAATGCTTGCTGCGCTTCCTGCTCTAATGCTCGAACATCATAGGTCGCCTCTTCAGTTCCATAAACCCATGTGGGTGCTTCCTCTTGGGCCGCTGCCTCTTCCTTATCTGCCATATTAAAACTCCAACGTTGTTGCTGATCCGTTACTTGTCTCACCATACTCTACAAGGTTAACAACCTGTACTGCTACTGGCTCCGCACGTAACACCATATTGCCTGACCCTCTCATGGGGTACTCTCTGTGTGACCACTGAACCTTAACTCTACTACCATTGCCTAATGCAACATCAATATCTTCATTGTCGCTGTTGACCAGGCGTGGTGATGGGTTAGGTGTGCCATCTTTTGAATGGGCAAACTTCTGAAACACTACCACTGGATCAGGGGAGAAGTCCTTCGTTCCTGCTGCATGACAGCCAAAGTAGCCAGCATCGCTAAAGAGTTGGAAGACTTCATCTGACACAGCCAGATTCAGTTCAAATTTCTGTGGCTCAAATCGAGTATTGGGTACAAGGATGTGCGCCC